CAACACGCCCACGGAAACGGGCGATAACGAGCCGAAAGAAGGCGATGGGGTAAATACCCCGCCCGATGGTGAAAACGCAAATACGGGCGAAAATGGGGCAGATGATGAGGGTAACGAACCGCCCGAAGATGACTTGCCGAAATTTACACCCGAACAACTGGTTAAATCTTCGACTTACTCACACAGGCGGGATGTCTTGCGGGTAATGTTGGATGACGATAAAACCTATTCACACGCACAAATTGCGTGGATGATGAAAAGGTTTTACGAATGCAAGGATTCGACCCTGGACGCATGGGCGAGCAGTGCGCAAAGCGCACGACCAGCCTTGACGAAAGCAAAGGAAGGGGCGAAGTAATATGAGTTTAGGCGGCGGCACTTGGTTAGTGCAGAACAAAATATTGCCTGGGGCGTACATCAATTTTGTTGCGCTGAATCGGGCAAACATGGTTTTTTCCGACCGTGGCGTTGCAACAATGCCGTTGTTGCTTGAATGGGGCGAAACGGACAGCGTTATGGAAGTTACAACCCGTGATTTTCAACGTCACAGCAAGCGCATTTTCGGTTATGACTTCACGCATCCGAACCTTCGGGGCTTGCGTGACCTTTTCCGCAATATCCGTGTTGGTTATTTTTATCGTTTGGGTTCGGGCGGCGCAAGGGCTGAAAACGATTATGCAATCGCCCGTTATGCAGGGTTAAGGGGCAACGAAATTACAATTTCAATCGCCCCGAATGTGGATGAACTCAACCGATGGGATGTTTCAACCCGTTTTGACAATGCCCTTGTCAACATCCAAACCGTTGACGATATGGCGGCTTTGGTTGCAAATGACTTTGTTACATGGAAAACCGATGCAACCTTACAAGCTGAAGCTGGTGTTCCCCTTGAAGGCGGCGAATCCTTAACGGTTACAAACTTTGATTATCAACAATATCTTGACAAAATCGAGGGTTACAGTTTTAACGCTATTGGTTGCCCCTCAAATGAACCCGCCGTTAAGTTGTTGTTCTCAATGTTTACCCGCCGCATGAGGGATGAACAAGGCGTTAAATTCCAATGTGTGACATATGATAACGCCTTCGATTATGAAGGTGTTGTTAATATTATGAACGCCGTAACGAATGACAATGCCAACGAACAAGACCTTGTTTACTGGACAACAGGCGTTAATGCTGGTACAGCCGTCAACCGCACGGCAACCAACAATATTTATGACGGGGAATATACCGTTGATTGCGATTATACCCAACTTGACTATGAACGAGCGATTCGGGCGGGCAAGTTTGCCTTTTATCGTAGCGGTTCCGGTGAAATGCGGGTATTGTCTGATATTAACAGCCTTGTCACCTTGTCAGTTACGCAAAACGCCGACTTCCAGTATAACCAAACAATACGGGTGCTTGACCAAATCGGGAATGACATTGCAATGCTTTTCAATACCCGCTATTTGGGCGAAGTGCCTAATGATGCCGATGGGCGTATTTCTCTTTGGAGCGATATTGTCAAGCATCACGAAATGTTGCAAACGATACGGGCGATTCAAGAGTTTGTTCCCGAAGATGTCGTTGTTGAGCAAGGCGATAACCGCCGTTCGGTGCTGGTAACTGATACCATCATGCCCGTAAATGCGATGTCGTTCTTGTATATGACCGTTATGGTTGCTTAAAAAAGGGGTGAAAAAGTATGAGTGCTACTAACAATCCAATTATGCACGCACGGGATGCCGTTTATGGTAGTGAAGCGAAATGCTTTGTTACCCTTAACGACCGCCGATATAACTTTTTGCATTTGACCGACTTTGAGGGAACATACACCATCAACAGCCAGCAAGTGCGAATTATGGGTAAAATCGGCTTCGGTAACAAAGCGGCGGGCGGTGCTGGTACATGGACGGCAACGGCGCATTTCAACCAGTCTATTTTTAGAGTGGTTGCCGACCATTACCAAAAAACGGGCGAAATGCCCTATTTCGAGATTCAAACGACCAATTCGGATAGAACGTCAACCGTTGGCAGTCAAACGATTGTATATCACGATTGCTTGATAACGGGCGATTTGACTTTGTCAAAAATCATTGCGGGTGATTCTTTACTGGATGAAGAAATTTCGGGTACGTTTGAAAGCTGGGATATGCCGCAAAAATTTAATGATTTGGAGGGCTTATAAAATGTCAAACATGAAACATTTTTTGAAGGCAAATAAAAAGACGAAACTCAACGCTTTTTATGCCGCATCCGAAAATTTCCTTGACGATGACGGCAAGCCGCTTCATTGGGAAATCAAACCGCTTTCAGCAGCCGACAATGAGCGGATAAAAGAGGAATGTACAGCCATTATAGAAAACGGTTTCAGAAAGCCGCAAGTAAAGATTGACACGAAAAGGCTACAGGCGAAACAAGTTATTGCTTCCGTTGCTTTTCCCGACCTTTACAACGCCGAATTGCAAGATAGTTACGGCGTGAAAGAACCCGAAGAATTGCTTTTTGCAATGATTGACAATGCGGGCGAATATCAAAGCCTTGTTATGTTTGTACTGCAATATAACAAGCTGAATATTACGCTTGATGAAAAAGTTGAAGAAGCAAAAAACTAATAGAGGGCGATGCCGAAGGTAGTTTTATACACAATGCAATACAAAAACACGGCTGGAAGCCCTCTGAAATTGAAGAATGGCTTGATTGTGACAGCGAAATGAAAGCCTTTTACTTTGCTTCTATGGAGTTAAAAGTAGAAAGCGATAAAAAGCAAGCGCAAGAAGCCAAAAATAAGCAACAACAAGCACGGGCGAAGGGTAAACGCAAAAAATAGCGACTTACCCTTCCCTATTTCTTTTTAAACGTGCGTTCTTTGCACGTTTAGGTGCCACAACGAAAGGCGGTGATTCTTTTGTCAGCTATATCAACACAAATAACGATGACTGATAATATATCATCCGTCCTTCAAACAATCTCCGCAAGTCTTAATTCTGTAAATTCCGCTTTTGAAAGCGTTTATAATACAACCGCAAATGAAATTGATGCAAGCGGGCTTGACCATTTCCATTCACAAATTCAGGCCGCAACCGAAGCCTTGCAAGAAATGGCAGATATTGAATGGGTTAGCGCACAAAATATTGATATTTTTAGCGGTAACGATGCCGAAAGGTTCAAACAAGAGATTGAAGCTGCAAATGATATGATGCGGCAAATGACATATACACAAGAGCAAATCAGTGTTTCGGCGCAAAACATGAGATTGTTACCCCCGAACGCCCTTCAAGATATATCAGGTATGGGTGACAGAATCGCCGCCTTGCGAAGTCAAATTGAGGAAGTACACAATTCCCGCATCGAGGTTGTAGGGGTAGAGCAAGCAAATTCCGAAGTTGAAACGTTACGGGGGCAGTTATTACAGGCTATGAGGGCACAAGAGGATATGAACGCTGCCTTGTCAAACTTGGATGCGGCGGGCGCAAATCGGGCATATCAGCAACTTAACGCCATTGTCAACCAAACCGAACGCAACATCCGGGATAATATTGCACAGCAAGCAAATTTTAATACCGAAATCCAAAACGGCACAAGGAACGCAAGCGGCTTAAAAAATATTGTTGCGGGTATTGTTGGCGTTTTTTCTATAAAAGCGGGCATCGGGTTTTTGCGGCAATCGGTAAATCTCACAAATGAGAACATCCGAATTGAACAACAACTCGCTAATGTGATGGCAAACCGCGGGGCAACTTACGAAGAATTTATCCGGCTGCAAGAAGCGGCAAACCGCATACAAGCCGATACAAGCGACATGATTAGCAGTACAACCATGATGGGGGCAGCGAATGAGTTAGCCCGCCATGTTGGAAGTATTGATGCTGTTGAAATAATGATGGATTCGCTTGCCGACTTTGCCGCGGGCGCAGGTAACATTTTCGGAGCAACTGCGCAAGATATGGCGGCGTATGCTGAATATTTTACGCAAGCAATGGCGGGTAATTACCGTATGCTTGAACGGCGGGCGGGAATTTATCTAACTGAAACCCAAAAAGATGTTATCAAGTACGGCGATGATATGCAGCGGGCGTTGATGATACAGGATATTGTTAATCAATCATGGGCGGGGCTTGCCGAGCAAATGTCAAAAACTCCCGAAGGTATGCAAGCCGGAATGACTAACGCTTTTAACGATATTCGAAGCGCAATAGGGGCGCAGCTTTTACCCGTGCTTATGATGTTTTTTACAACCGTAAGGGGAAATATGCCGATGATTGAACAAGCGATTGCAGCAATTATCCCCATTGTTGAAGTAATTATGAATCTTTTTATAGGGTTGATAAACATAATCGCCACGGTTGGTAATTTTGCGAATGAGCATTTAGGCGGTATCGAAAATCTTTTGTGGGCTTTACTAATTGCGATTATCGCCGTAAAAGGCGGCATGTTAGCTTGGAAACTCATGACCCATGCAACTATAGCCGCTCATGTATTATTAAAAAAGGCTTTGATTGCAACGGGTATCGGTGCGCTGGTTGTTGCAATCGGGCTTGTGGTTTTGGCGATTATGAATTGGATTGACAGTGTGGGCGGCTTGCGTATTGCATGGCTTATTGTAATGAACGACATAGAAACCGCATGGGATACAACCATTGACGGCATTATGTGGCTTGGCGGCAAGATGATGAGTTTCTTTGATACCGTTGGGCTTGCGCTTGCACGGGTTGGTAACGGTATCGCAAATGTTTTCGGCGGTATACGGGTTGCCGTGCTGGAATCAATCGAAGCGATGGTAAACGGCGCAATCAACATGATAAATAACATCATCCGTGGTTTGAACCATGTACCATTTATTAATATTCCTTTAATCGGCGAAGCAACTTTCGGGCAAAATGCAAGGGCGCAACACGAAGCTAATGTACAACGGCGGGCACAAGAGTTTTACGAGCGGGAACGGGCAGTTTATGAAAACCGTATGGCAAGAGAAGAAGCGCATTTACAACGCCGTGCGGAAACTGCCGAAAATAGTGCCGCAAGACAAGCCGAAATTGCATATCTTCAAGCGCAAAGGATGGCAGATAATGAACAAAGCTATGTAATTACACATACCGATTTTGTACAAATGGCTTTTGACGGCGAAGGTTTCGGTTCAATCGGAAGCAATGTTGCCGATATTGCCGCACATACGGGCGATATGGCAAACATCAG